CCACAGTCTAAATAATCAGTAACACCATCAAATATCAAGCCACGACCACCATAGATAGTGCCATGATCTGCAATGTTAGCAGTAAGTTTAGGAGAATTTGCTCTTCCAGATGAAATTGTAGTAGCCATTAGATTAATGCTCCTATGTTTTTATTAGTAGTTGAGTCAAGAGCTACTGATGATAAAGTTGGAGAACCAGTTAATGTACCGTGATTACCACTACCACTTAAATCTGTAATAGCTCCTGAAGATGTACTTGTAGTATTTAATTTCCAATACCCAACTAAACCACTTGTTGATGATATATCGGCACTAATGCCATTATTATACATTGTTGAGATTTCTGAAGCTGATAATGTAGTATTTGTTATAGCACAAGATGCTATCTCACCTTTCCAATGATTACTACCTGAACCAGCTATTGTTAAATCACCTACATTTTGAGGGGCTGAACTACTAACTGAAAGCTCTTTTTGTAAAACACCATCAGCATATACTTTCATTGTAGAACCATCATAAGTAGCTACTGTATGAAACCATTTCTTTTCTGTAAGTGGACTTGTTGTTGTTATGGCGTTATTCCAAGAACCATCATAAATAGTAAATTTCAAATCATCATTAGTTCCATCTTGTTGAATCATATAATCATTGCCTTTTTGAAGAATATTAGCATAACTATCATTTGAAAAATCATCAAGTCTTGCCCAAGCAATTAACGAAAATGTAGTAGTGACTTGCAGTGATGTAGAATTTGGAACAGTAATATAATGGTTACTGCTACCATCAAAATAAAGTGATGGTTCTGAATTATCAGCATCCAAACCCCAGTATCCTACGAGGTCGTTAGTGACTTCTTTAATTGAAATATTTCCTATCGTGCCTCTAAATCCAGTACTTTGTAATTGAAAATAATCATTATTGTTCCCAACCCCTGTTGCATCTGCTCTTGATACTGCATAAATAGTATAAGAACCAACTGAATCTGATAATGTTCCAAGACTAAAAGCTGATGAACCACCACCTTCAGCTAATCCACCTGCTGTTCTTGTTAATATTTCGTATTGTATTTTGTATAAAGTACTATTTGCAGTTACACCATTATCCCAAAATGCAAATCTATTTTCAGTAAATGTTAAAACTTCAGTACTCGCATCCCAACCAACTTCGCTTGTACTACTTGTGGGAGTACCTAAAGTATTTGCACCCAATGTACTCTTAACACTTGCTGGTATCTTGGCATAGGAAGTAGATTCCATAACAGATTGGATTTGTGCTTGAGTTAATTCTCCCTTCCAAATTCCTAATTGCGACAAATAAGAGTTTCCAGAACCTCTTCCCCAATAATATTCAGTAGATGTATACTGTGCCCTACCTATTACATGCTCATTTCTTGAGTTAGTACCAGACCAAGTATTGCTTGTGTCTTGACCAACTAAAATACCATCAATGTAAATTGCTGAACAAGTGCTTGTATCTTTTTTTATAAGAGTTGCATGATGCCATTCATTATCATTATATGTTCCCGTAGTTCTTCTATTTGTACCTCCACTATCAGCACAATTCATTTGAATATGACCATCCCACATACCTATTGAAATATAATTAGCTGTTCCGTCTACATTTGTATAAACTGCTCCATTATCATCTACTCCTGTTTTAAACCAAAATGAGACAGTATAAGTACCAGATGGACTTAAACTGTAATTGTCAAGAGATATATAATCAGAGCTACCATCAAACAAAGCACTCCCATCCCCAATAGCCTCTGCTTCACCATACTCACTTGAAACTGCTCTTGGAAGAACTGGAGCATTACCACCATATACTGATGTGGTAGTTGTTGCTCCTGTAACTGTCCCATTATTTGAACCTTTAGAGTCTGGAGTATAAAATTCTTGTAAAGAAATATTATCAATAGTTGCATTACTGTCTGCTCCTGTGTATATATCAAAATTAACTGCTCCTGTTGAACCAGTATATAATATATCGGCTGTTAAATTACTTCCTGTTGTTCCGTGCCACCCACTACTCTGACTACCTAAATAAAAATAAACTGAACCAACACTTGAATAAGACCAATCATAAGTAACTCTATATACTTTATTTTGAACAAGGCTTACAGATTGTCTAATTTTACTTGAACCACTTTGGGTATTATCACTTGTAGCATTTCCACCAGTCAAGTCCCATCCTGTGCCTATATCAGTCCATCCTGTAGCTCCGTTACTAAAATCCCCATTAGATACAAGGTTTGTTCCTAATTCTGTGTTATCCAACGCCCACCAACTAACTAAACTTGTTTTTTCTACAGAGCCTAACTGACTGTAGTTCTTTCTCATTATAGAGTTGATTTCTTCAAGGGATAAAGCTCGTGACCAAAGTCCTACATTTGCTATATATCCTTTAAAAAATCTATCTGCACCAGCTTCTCTTGCTCCAATAGTAAATGAAACATCATCATTATCTATAGAGCCAGTTGATGCATCGGTGTCCTCTGCTACTCCATTAACATAAATTATCATATTAGCACCATCATAGACACCAGCAATATGATACCAAGTACCAGAAGTAAAAGCTGTTGTACTTCTTACTTGAGTATCAGACACTCCGTTACAATTCCAATTAATATTATTATCAGTATTAACTGTAAGATAATAATTTCTATTTGTACCATCATCTCTACCAACTAAAAAACTGGTAGCACCTACTTCCATTGGTTTAATCCAGCAAGATATAGTAATGGCACTTGTAATATCTAAACTTGTGTCATCTCCTAAATCTATATAATCATTATCTCCATCAAAATAAGTTGAACCTTCACAAGGAAACTTGAGGGTGTCTGACTTATTTGATGTAAAGTCGAGGTATAGTTTAAGGTTGTCCTTAACGTAAGTTAAGAGGGATGCTCCCCCTTTAGCTAGACTGCTGCCTAATCCCAGCATTGATCTAGCCTAAGTATGCTACTACTGAACCGCTTGATAAAGTAAACGCAGACCAGCGACCAAAGATTGTAACTCCTTGTGGAAAAGTAACACTATCAGAAGTGTCTCCATTATTATTGGAGTCTCCTATATATAGATTTGTTCCACTCTCAGGTGTTAAGACTGTAAATACTGAATCCTCTAGAAAAGTTATTGCTACTATCTTTTTACCAGATATGGCAGTAGTCCCTGTTTCTAAGATTGATCCAGCTTGTCCTAAGCCGATATTATTTGATTCGTTTACCGAGTATTTATGCATTGTCATCTTGTTTCTCCTTGCTTATGACTTACCGAGCTTGACAATTCTCATGGTCATATTGGTTACATTAAAAAGCCGTCTGCTGGCTTTATGTTAAATCCTGTGTTATCGTAATTTCTATTGCTATATTGTGTTCCCATTTTTACACATGTATTCCAGTAGTTTCTAAAGTATCCAGCTTTTTGCATTGAATTAGGGTCCTCAGACATTTTATCTTCGTAACCCTTCATTACTACATAATGAACTAAACCTTCATGAAACTGACTAGGTATATTAGGTTCTTCATCTAATGCAATGCCAGAGCCAGACTCAACAAAATCCTCGTCATATATTGTTCCATAAATTTGTACAGTTTTTCCAGATTCTGCTGTTGTAAAATTTGTTGTAGTATCTGCACTCGTTACTTTTGCAATAGCAATTTGAGGAACATTATATACAGATGTACTAGTACTTCTTTCTATCCACCAAACGTGGTCTAATGCTTTACTTCTTTCAGATGCTGACATTATGTGCTCGAAAACTTTTCTGGTGCGTCTTGCAGCTTAGATATTCTGTAATTATTGAAATCAACTCTATCAATATCAATAAACTTATGTTGATCAGTCCCACTACCATCAGCATCAAGATCGCTAAGACGATAATAACGAGTGTCAGCAGCAGTTGTAAATGATGTCCTACCTTTAAGAATCCTAGTTTGTTCACAAAATTCATCTAAAGCCTTATTTAAATATATTCTAATTTCTGCATTTGATAATTCAGGATGATGTTTTTTTATCATCTCTATCATTTGTATTTGTTTCATTTCTTATCCTAACTAAATCCTTTTATGTAGTCGTCTTTTAAAGATGCTAATACAGCTTGAAGAGCTTGTACTAATTCAATATCTTCATCATCTACTGTATAAGAAGACAACTTTGCTTCAATAACTTTTATTGCTGCATAAATAACAACAAGAGGTATCTTGTCTTTTGGAAAATATTTTAAGTCGCTATGCGAATATACTAAAGCTACTCCACTAGCGTTTTGAGGGTTGTTATTAATAAAGTAAACAATATACCCATCGTTGGTCCCATCGGGAACTGGATAAACATGAACTTTGCCATCTTCGTGAATTAAATATACTGGGTCTTCTTTTGTTGCATAATGAATACTATTACTATCGACAACTTTTGATTGAAAGACTTCCTCCATTTTTCTGCATTTTCTCCATACTGCACTACCATCTGCATCACCATCTGCTTCTGCTTCACGCATTACAGCTACGATTTCAGCACCAGATTGACTGTATCCTTGAGAAGATTGCGTTGCACCCTTTGCTGTAAATAAAGGTTTATCCTTTGGACTGACCTTTAGCCACTTATTTGTTACATCCAAAACACCATCTTTTAAGAATTGAGATAATTCATTTTGAGTAGGCGTACTGCTCCCAGACAATGTAATTGATGTTAATGCTTGTGTTTGTTCTTCAAATGTTGCCATAATTTATCCGAGGGGAGACTATTAATCTCCCCCCGAGTTTGGTTACCTATTATTAAGAAGCCTTAGTAATAGTGATCTTACTGTCTACGCCAGAAAATCCAAAGACATACCAAGAAGTACCATCAGAAACTAAATCACAATAGTCTCCGGGAACTCCACCATTAACAAATGTAATAGTATCGGCATCTGCGTCTGATTGAATTGCCTGTGCAGCATCGTTAGTTGCACTAATTACAGTACCTATCATAATGTTAGCACTAGCATTACTTACTACTGTTGGACCAGCACCAGTTGCTGTTAATATGATTTTAAACTCCATGCCTTTTTTAGGAGCAGGAAGTGTCACAACATTAGCAGCAGAACCGTCAAGTAGAATTTTTTTCCCACTATCAGCTTCTTGCAAACTAACACTACTAGATACAGACTTAACTCCACCACTTGTACCACCTAGATAAGGTCTAGCCATAATATGCCTCCTTAATCTGTGATCTTAAACAAGTGATGACTTTCAATTAACTGTATTCCAACACCTTCATCAGACATATACTGATCCTTAACACCATCAAAGGCATTATCGGTTTTAATGTTAGTCTGATACATTGGTGAACGATATTGAGCATGGAATAAGTTCTCCTCACTTATAACAAGCATGTACTTATTATAAGGACCACGCAAAGCGGGAGCTGGGATTAACTGAAGGATACCGTGAGGCGTTTCAAGGATCTTATAATTAAATCCAAGAGAATCCCTCTTCATATCACTCATGTTAACTGTCCAGCCAGAGTTACCTGCCATACCTGAAGTTCCAGCAATCTTTGACCAATATCCTAGTGCACCTGCACCGACAAAAGCTCGTTTTACACCAGCTTCTGGAACATATTGGAAAACCTTTTCCATATCATCTACAAAACTACTATAAGAGTAGCTTGCTTCTGATACAGTAAAGATATTCTGATAGTCATTAGTAGAAGTACTATCTCCGTAAGTTTCTATAGCACTTACAGCACCATAGGTTGTTCTTACAAGATTACCATCAGCATCAAGAACGCCACCATCTGCAAATGAATCACTTGAAGAACCATCTTGAAGATCAAGACCTGTTCCACCAACTCTCTTACCGAATAAGAAAGCTTTCTCTTTTTGCATTTTGTGTTCTTGGTTTTTCTGAGCACGTAAACGTGCTAACTCTGATGATTCACCACGTAGTGATGCAGCTAGAAGTGTTCCGGTGATCTGGAGAGGTGTTTTGAAAATCTGTGTAGAATTCCAAACGACTTCCAGTTCATCAGCCCATGCTTCTGGAGAGGATGTTCCCTCACCCTGTGCATTACCAATGATTAAGAAAATGTCATCATCTGCTAGTGCAATATCACTTCCTGTTGAGGTCCATAAAGTATTAACAACGACTACAGTACTACTTGTTACTGAGTCAACTCTGACAATACCTTTTTTAGAACCATAACCATCAGTCCATACTTCACAAATGTGACCTATTAAACTATCATCAATACTACAATTACTAGCACCATCAACTGTTACTGTTGTATTTGTAGTGTTATCTGAATCAAGATTGTCTGTATCGCTATTACATAGGAATAGCTGTTTAACCCAAGGATTACGATGTTCAAACATCTTAAAAATTGGGTCGGGTACTTTCCGGCTCTCTCTATTTGAAATTACGGTAGTGAAAGGGGCAACGTCAGTCCACAGTTCTTTTACAACCTGTGGGCTTACGTAGAAATCCCGTCTATCCGTATAGAGAACACCAGAACCTTTTAGGAGCTTTTCTGTTGCTGCCATGTTTACTGTCCTTTATCTTTATCGCTTCAAAGCCATTAAACCAGCGTTAAATAAGTCTTCATCAGTCATTGGAGGTTCTGTTTTGCCAGTCTCTACTGCTGCAGATCTTGGCATAGCAGCAATCTCCCTTTCTTTGATAACTTGATTCTTACGCTGTTCGACTTGAGCGTTTGGTGCATCTTTCATTTGAAACAGTTTTGCTAAATGATCAACAGTAACATTCGCAGGATTACTAGCCCATTGTACAAAATCATTTGCACGAGACTGGTCCCAGCCATAGTTACTAACCACATGATTATAAGCGTTACTACGAAGTGAGTTTGCTTCTTGTTCCAACATAGCTTGTTGATACTTTTTAGCATACTCTGCTTCACGATTCGCATCTTTTGTTTCCATATAGGAAAGATAATCATCTTGGTACTGTTCTTTTTGCATCCTGAATTTAAAAGACGCACTTTCGGGGTCATTATACGCATCAACCTCGTTGTAGTTGACTGGTTTCTCCGGTTTAACGGGTGGCTTCAATGAAGTCTCTTGAGCTTGCTCAACAGGTTGTCCATTGGAGGGTGATTGCTGTGCACTCTGCATAGCTTGCTCACGATAGTAAGCTAACTCTTGCTGAGTTGCGGACAGTTCGCCCTTCACCTTGTCTGCCTGACTTTGCCAGTATTCAAACCTACTCGGGTCTTCTTTTGCAGATGATTGTTCTTGAGAACTCTCCACACTTTCAGCCTGTTGTTCTCCTACAGGCGTTTCGCTGATTGACATTCCGGTTGTGTCCACATCAAACATTTGAGGGTTTGTTGCGTCATCACCTGCCGGGATAGCTGCTCCTTCAACAGGAACCTTTGCTTCCTCTACTCCGTAACCGAACGGGTCAGCATCAGCTTTTATACTTGCTTCTTGTGCTACTTCAGCCATTTTATTCTCCTTTGCGATTTGTTTTCAGCAACCGCTGTTATGATAGACCTACTTTAGTATTGGTAGCTTTTTTCACTTCTTCACGAAGTTTTTTAAGCTCATCTGAGGCTCTTTCCTTGTATAGCTGTGTAGCCATCTCGGCTTTTGCCTCAGCCTTTGCCAATTTTTTCTCAAATTCTTTAACCTCAACTCTCTTACGATCATGAATTGATTCACGTTGTGCAGTCTGGAGGTCGCCTTTAAGCTTTTTAATTTGCTCAGTCTGCTGCTGAACTTGCTGCATAAGTTTCTGCATTTGTCCAGCTCTTTCCAGAACGCCTTCCATATCAGCAACATCCGTTTGTTTTAAAACTTCTGTTTGATCGATCAATCCTGATTTATATAGTTCCATATAATACTCGAATCTAGCCCATCTATTAGATGGTAAGGTAGAGCCAGAAACAACAATTATATCATATTTTCCTACTGTAATGTCATTTATTTTTTCAATTAGCTGTCCAGATACATCATCATAGATATTCTGGTTTATCCTTACTTCAGCTGGTTTATTATTCGGCTGTATCAGTCTTACTGTTTTTTCACTTTGATATACAAACTGAATCAAACCAACGACAGACCGTGCTAGTTGATTTAAAGATGCCTCAATATCATCTTTCTTTGAGTTAATTCTTCTTTGTCCAAACTCATCCATTGCTATAGTTCCTTTGAACGTCTGAGGTGCTCCACCTACATCACCCTGCATAAACGTATAGATACCTAATATTCTTTCAATATCCTGTTTTGCATCTGCTTCATTCTTATAAAGCTCATTTGGTAACGGGACTGGTCCGGCTACAATAGGCTGACCGAGTTCTGGATCAAACTCTATTACAGCCGTACCAGCTTTTGCCCACTCTTCCTCAAGTTGTTTTTTGTTCATTGAGCCACGAGGTATGAGTAACTTGACGTTCGTGGAAGAGCTGGCGTGAGCAACGATGAGCGAACGAATTTTATTAATGTATTCTTGCAATCCCCTTACAAGTCTTACATCACTTGTAGGGTATGGATTACGATTATGACCATTCATAAATGGAACAATTGGATAATCCTCTATTGGAAGTACAATAGAATAAAGATATTCGTCTCCAACTGAAATACATTGTTTAATATTTGTATTCATTACCTTAGTAACCATTATCTTATCGCTATCAATAAGAATTCCTTTATCGATAACGTCTATACTTACCGTGCTATTAGGTATTGAATCTAATGTTTCTTCTCCTTTTACAGGGACAGGCTGCCCAGTTTGTGGGTCCTGTTCTAAATGATATACTTTACCAACCTGCTGTGCTATTTGCATTTGCTGGTTTACTGCTTGAGACTCTGTAAGTATTTGCTGGTCCTCAGCAGTTGTCACTATAACTGCAGGTTCTTCACGATACTCAGCATACTGAGGGTCATTTAGGATAACTTCCCTATTTTGAAAAGGGTCAAATATTTTATAATAAGGAGTTTTTACCTTTGTATATCTTTCAAATACTTCTAGTTCTCTCTCATCGTCTGTATTTAATAATGCTTGTTTTCTAGATTGGGGCACAACTTCTTCATCAAAGAGTCCAAATCTATTTTCATCATAATCACTTATATGGCTTGTTTCCTGAGAACTTCTAATTGCCTCTTCAAATTCAGGATACATCTCAATTAATTCTTTTTCTGTCATACGCTTTGCTACAACAATATTAGAAGCATCCCTACAGAATGGATCTTCTGCATCTGGATCAAAATATACAGATAATGGGTCAATAGACTTAACCATTACTTCACCTCTGCCGAAATCAGCATCAGGCTTAATATAAGACATCATCACTCCCATGCCCTTAACGTAATAATCATCTATGCAGCGTTTTAATTCTGCATTGCCTACTGAGATATCCCATACCCAAGACATTAAATCAGAAAAGATTCTACCTACTTTTGTATCAGAATTGTCTCTTCCTGTTGATTGAAACTTAGGTGCATTAGACGTAAGCATTGCTTTTGCTTGTTCTACTGCTGGATGTATTACATTAACGACCAAAGGCTCCTGTGCTCGTGCACGGAGAGCGTTTACTTGTTCTTTTTTCCATTGTTTACCAGAGCGAAACTCTGAATCTTCTACAGCTTGTCTTGACCACCTCTTACGAGCAGAGCTGTAGTCATTAAATAGATCGTGAGTATACTGAGTCTCAGGATGTTTTTGTGGCATGTGGTCCTAACATATATGTAATTATTCTTTAAAATTTAAAGAAAGATTATGCTGTCATCCAGTCAAAATGTCCATTTTTTGTAAAATGCTTGGTTTTTTTCTCTTCTTTGTCTTCTATTTTATGAAATGGAGCATATATTTTCTTCATAGCGTAATACATTCCATCGAGAAGGTCATCATGCTTTGCTCGTGGGTATAATAACATCTCATCCTTTATTTCAAGCATCTCTTCTTGGATATAAACTTTTTTCTGTGCAAAATAGGGTTCAAGTGTTTCCAATCTAGATGATTTGCTATTTCTAGGGTTCTCTCGTATCTCCAATCCAGATATAAATAGATTTTCTTCTTCACATCGCTGCTTTACGTATTCTCGTAGCATTTCCTGATAGCCGACAGACTCAATACGTACTTTTACAGGTTTATATATTTTAAAATACTCAATGATCTGGTCAGCTAA